ACCTGAAACACCTGTCTGCCCGTGAGCAAACGATGGGAAGCCTGTAGATTCGTCTGCAAGGACACGAGCCTTGTCAAACATCTGCATGTTCTCGTTAGATACGTTAGGGAACTTGGTACCAAAAATAGCCTGTCCTGGTGCACCGCCTTGTCTACGGAAGACTTTTCCTGGGTACACAGATAGATCCTGACCTGGGACTAAGTTAGTCTCATCAATCTCAATCAGCATATTACCAGAAAGTGCAGCATTGTCAACAGCCATACGCATAAAGCCATTCATCAATGTCTGTGTGTCGTCCATGTTCTCAGCAATACCTACACCAAACATGCTGTAAGGATTAACTTCGTAAGGAACTGTGTAGTAAGGAAGGTAGGAAGGTGTGAAGGGGTTCATCACCAAACGTAGAACCTGACCATTACAGATCCACACATTGACTGACAGCTGATCAAAGTCTTCAAACTCTTTTGGAATGTCTAGGTTCTGATCACGAAGAATGTCTGTATCTACATAACCCCAGAACTCCAACACCTCAAATCGTTGTGTCTGAGTCTGTTGGCTTTCGTCTTCCATAGCTTGTTCCCACCACTCTTTGGTGTAGGATTCACCCATAGAGATAGCAGTATCGATAGCATTCTCACGGAAGTATGGTCTTCTCTTAAGTGCTCTGATCTGAGAACGAGACATCTTGTGACGTTCTACAACGTATTCAGCCTCTTCCATGTTGGCTGCATCAGGGTCTGGATAGAAGTTCCAAACAGAAACACTTGAGCACTTAGGTACAGTCTTGAAGACTGGTGTGTACTCGCCATCTTCCGACCAATTAGGATACTCTTTGTCTACAGCAAATGGACCCTTCATGATACCTGTACCAAACAGAGCACACTCAAAGGCAGTAGACCGAAGTTCTTTCTTGGCGTTAGATTCTTCTAGCTGATCGTGGATCTTCTTTTCCATCTTCTTGGCTGATACCATAGCTGGATGGAAAGTGATCTGTGTTGGTGTTGTGCCTGGTCCTTCTTTCAACTTATCTTGAATAGGGGCCAGCTTACCTGTTAGACCTGCTAGACGTTCCTTTAACTCAGGCATAGTCTCCCCAGGAAGAAGCTTAGTCATCTCAGGGTCTAGTTGAGCAGAGGTTTCCGACTGCTGTGCCATAGGGTCTGTCTCAAAGTGAACAGAGTCAGCTACACCTTCAGGTAAGGTTGTTGGATCGATTGTGATTGGGAACTTGTTAGCACCAAACAAAACGTCAACGATCTGACCATAGGCAGCTAGTACTTTTGTCTTAGTAACCTTAACGAAGATCTGGGACTTCTCTGCAGAAGTAAACTTAACGTCTGGTCCGTACAATCCACGGTAGTTACGATAAGCTTGAATCCAACGTTGTTCGTCAGTGTAACGAGCAGTCTCTGCTTTAGAGAAACGTTCTTGTACGAAGCCTACGATAGTACCTGTTGTTTCATCTACGAAGTCTTCTTCGTCCATATCTTCAGCATAGGCAACACCTTCTGCGTCCATGTTCGGTTCTGCTTCAAAGAGATCATCTTCTTCCATGTCTCGTCCTTCTAGTATCCAAATGTAGAATCAGCTGCTTGAAAGCCTGATCTCTGGGTTGGGGCATTAAAGTCAAATAGACTGCTTCTTGGTCTTGTCATGATACCGTATCTAACAGCATCGTAAATGTGGTCTTCAGACTTTGTGTCAACGTCCTCTGGGTTTGACTTGTCTAAGGGGATAGAGGGTATTTGAGCTATTGTGTTTAAACAGTTGCTAAAGAAAACAATGCGAGGCTGTTCTGTAAACTCGTCAACCTGTAAACGTCTGTGTAGTTCGTTCTTACCTGAGATACGAGATCCCTTAGATCTATCTGATGGCCTCCATCTACAACCTTTAGCAATCATTTGTTCTGCTAGGCTTGGACCTGTATCACCCCTTTTGTGCCACAACGAGGAGTCAAGAACACCGTATCGGATCTTTTCACCTGCTTCTAACTCTAAGATCATGTCAGCTAAGTCAGTAGCTAGAACCTTAGATACATACAGTTCTCTGTACACAATAAGCTGTTCATCAGGTGCTACAGCAAACCAAACTACAGCTGAGTAAGATCCGTAACCGTAGTCAGCTGCTCTGAAACGAGGCCAGTTGTCTGGTATCTCGAAAGGATCAACTACGTGTACACTCCGTCTAAACTCAGGGAATGCTGCCCCTTCGTTGATATCCCAGTCACCATCCAAAAGCTGTCTACGTTGATGCTCAGGTAGTGAAAGCAAGTTAGCTTCGTACATACCGTCATCTGACAAGTAAGGGTTATCGAACAGTGTAGCAGGAATAAACTTACGTTTAAAGAGGGGTTCCCCTTCTCTGCTGTGTCCTTTAGGCCAAGAGATGACCTGTCCTTCTTCATCAGTAGCCCAGAAAGCCTCATTAGGTGTGCTTGGGTCAATGAAAGTACGTTTTACCCATTGATGCCCAGGTCCACCAGGGTTTGATGTAGCCCTCATATAGAGAGGAAGACCTGCTGCTTTGGTTGTACGTAGGCGTGAACGCATGTAGTTCCAAGCGTATGGGCTTCCCCACTGTGTAAGTTCGTCGAAACCAATCCAGTTAAACGCCTGACCTTGGTACCTCATAACGTCTTCGTCACGGTCTAGGTAAGACATCCAAAGTGTTGCCCCACTAGGAGCTACCCAAGTCTTGTCTCGTTCCATGAACTTAATCCCTGGCAGTGCTCTTGGGTAAAGTTGCTTTGAAACTGAGATAAGTTCTCTTAGTTCCTCTGTACTACGACGAACAAGTAGCATACGAGCATGAGGGTTGTTCAAGTATCGAACAGGATCAGCCACCATTGCGTATGACTTACCACCACCAGCTGCACCACCGTATAGAACTTCTTGTTCGGATGCTGCTAGGAAAGCTGTCTGTGGACCAGCATTAGGCTGAAAGATAATATCTTGTGCAGCCTCAACGTCATAGTCAGGAGCTTTCGCCTGTGCTGGAACTGTCGTCTTCGTCTCTGAAGAGCTTTCTTGTTCTGGAACCGCCGATGCGACCTTCTTCGATCTTCTTCGCTTTCCTTGCCGCTTCTTCATACTTCCGAGCGTAGGTTCGGTAGGCACTGGTTGACCTTCTTCTTTTTTCTTCGAGTCTGACACGTTTATCCAATCCTACATGTGAGATGTAACGACCTGACTGTTTGGATAACCAGTTAGCTACATTTCTGATGCTGTACTCTTGTAAGAGTAACTTTGCTTTTTCTAAGAGTTCTAACTCTTCTGGGATTGGGATCAAGAGGTCAGGATCGTCTTCGTCTTGTTTGTATCCGAAAGGTATGTGTCTTCCTACTCTGATGATTGGGTACCACTCTCCACCTTCTCCTCTGAGAGGTATACGCCAATCTACCTTGGTAGGGTATGATGTGTTATTGGAAGCTCTCTTACTCATCTTTCTCTTTTGCAGGAAGAATGAATAGAGGGTCTGAAGACTTAACTTCGACCTTTTCTGTTTTAGTGAAGCCAGCACGATCCAACAGATCTTTAGCTGCTGCCATCTTTTCTTTTACACCTAAGTCAGCTGGATCTTGCATCACAGAGAACATAGTGTAAGCAGCCTTCGTGGAAGACTGTGCAATGAACTTAGTTGTTAGTTCTGCAATCTCGTTAGCCAGAGGCCCAGTTACTTGAGAAGAAGGAGTGTGAGGCCCGTAACCTGCAATCTTCATTGCCTTACGGACATCACCCTTTGCTTCATCGTCAAAGAGAACCTCAAGAAACTTTTCTTGCTTTTCTGTCAGTTTACGATTCATATATAATCCTTCTGATGTCACACCGAGATAGACCCATATCGGCTAGCTCTCTGTCTGACAATCTCGTGAGTAAGTGATACTCTGCTCTTTTCTTGTTGTTCTCAATGATTTTGTCGAGCAACTTGTTTAAGAAACGTTTAATCATGGTAAGTTAAATCTCCGTCAGTTATGCGATATGTTGGCTAGGACCAACGGAGATTAGTTTTACATAAATAGTTATAACATACTATTGCTAAGATTGCAACCCCGTTATTACCCTACTGGGACAAACGTTTCAGTTACAGTGCACATATAGTCTAGGGCTGGAGCAGAGTTACCTGTAGCAATACAACGAATCTCATCACCAGGTTCAAGCACAAGGGTAGCACCTGTAAGTAAGACAGAGTCACCTGTACCTAAGTTCTTACCACCAATAAGGTTAAACTCATCCGTAGTGGATGCTTGGTACCACTTAGCCAAAGCCGAGGTAGTACCGTTAGCATTCACACAGAATAGCATAGAGATCTCTGCACGACAATTAGCAGGGCATGTGTATAGAACCTCTACTTGGTTCTGTGTATCACAGATAACACCCTTACTAACTGTACGTGCTGGTTTGCCTTGAGCAAAAAGAGTCATTACTCTTCTGAAGCCTCTTCACTAGATACTTCTTCAACAGGAGCCTTCTTCTTTTTAACAGGCTTCTCGCTTTCTAGAGCAAAGGCAAGGGCTGCGGGGTCTTTCGACTCCCACTTCCCTCTGATCTTCTGAGCTAGAACGTCACCTCTGTGACCTACGACTTTATCGTTTACTATCTTCATTTCAAACTCTTTTTCAGTTTAAGTTGATTTTCGATCTTCGACTTGTCCCGTGTACGAACCAAAGCATTTGAGTTGGAACCTACAACCCACTTCATTCCGTCACCTGCATCTTTACCGATCTTGTCAGAACGAAGAGCCTTCTTACGTGCATCACTCCAGTTTGCAAAAGGATCTGCTGCCTTAGTTTTAGCCTTAGGCTTAGAAGCAGTAGCAGGACGAGCCTTTGGTCTAGGAGATGTAGCTGGGGTGCTAGACTTCTTAGCTGTCTTAGGCTTATTGTTAGGACGTGAGGTTGGACCTGAGGACTTATTAGGTTTGTCTGAAGGTCCGTTGTTAGGACGTGAGGTTGGACCTGAGGACTGATTAGGTTTGTCTGAAGGTCTGTTATTAGGACGTGATGCTGGTCCTGAAGACTTACCCTTAGGTGGCGTTACATCAATCTCTGGTACATCAGGTGTAGCTGTTGAACGTAGACCCTGTGGTCTTGAGTTCTTTGGACGAGGAGGAAGATTAGGACGTTCCTTGACCATAGACTTAGGCATCTTAGGTGGTCTACCTCTTCCTGTGGAGTTACCTGATGTAGACTTAGGTGCCTTGGTTTGAACAGCTGGTGCTTTAGCCTTAGGCTTAGGAGTTGTTACCTCAGTCTTAGACTTAGTCTGGTTTGCAGGTTTAGTTGCACGACCTGTACGAGGATTGGGTGAACTTGCTTTTGGGGCTGCAGGAGGCTGCGGTTTAGCAAACTTACCTGTAGAAGGGCTACGAGGATTAGGTACGGAGGGAGCCTTCTGCACGGTAGCACCGTCTGGGATCTTAGACTGTGTAGTCTTTTTGCCACCCTGTTTGATCAGATCGTCAGCAATCTTCTTTGAGTTTGTGCCGAAAATCTTCTTACCGATTTGAATAAGAAACTTATACATCTTCTTTATTTACCTCTTTTCTGGGTTGGCTTCATGGAAGCACCACAGTTAGCTTGAACTACACCACCTGCTGCGTAACCCATCTTGTTCTCAGTCATACCACCCTTCTTGTAGCCCATCTTCTTGGCTACTTCTGGTGCTTCTTTCTTTAATGCTTTCATACCAACATTCATTGGTTTCTTGTTCATCATGGCTAATCCACCTTCATTTGCTTTAGTTTTAGCTGCTTGTTTAAATGCTTCAGCTGTAGGCGCACCCTTTGTACCAGGTCTACGCATCTTCTCACCACTTCCTGCGGCTATTCTTTTACGCTTTGCGTGGATGTTAGCGTACAAGCCACCCTCTGCATAGCCACTAGCATAGATTGCTTTACCTTGCTTCTCAGCTGCAGCTTTGGTCTTGTAGACCTTACCCGTCTTACCCCAACGGTATCCACCTGGAACCTTCTGAACTGGCATTAGTCGTCGTCCTCATCGACCATATCCATGTGGCTAG